ACCTTGCTGTAGTAATCACCAAAACGACGATCCAAACGATCCTGACCATTGATCTGTAGCCACTGATCAAATACGGGATCAATGTTATACGTGAATGGCTGTAAACGGTATAAAGGAATGAAAGGCACTTGTGAGTTAGTACCAACAGTATCGGTACCATACGTGAATGTTGCCACAGGGCCGGTGGCGCCGCCACCGCTTATTGAAACTACATTAATATATAGAGTCCACCCAGTACCTTCTATTAGTAGTATACTGGTTCCATCGTAACCAGAACCAGCAGTATTAATATAAGGAGTGGCTGTCCATGAACCATTCTTAAACGTTCCACTTAGTTTGAAACCAGTACCTGCAGTTCCTGAAACTACGGTAGTTGTGTAGAGAGCAAGGTATATTGTGTCAGAAGAATTACCGGCACCCGCAGCAAGTCTACAGTCAGTGTAAGCAGTCGGCTGAACCACCCAAATGAGCTCCTTTACCGGATGGTTAAAGGTTAGATCAATGCGGTTATTGGCTCCCTTGATACCCTTATCCTCGTTGAACTGCGTCTGTTCGATTAGATACTCGTGGCTTGCCTGCGCCATACGGCGACGCTCCTCCGTATCCAGGTAGATGTAGTCGATATAGATGGCAGCTTGAATTGCCTGAGGAAGCTGTTGAATGGGTGGTTGATTATTGAGTGTAGCATTCGTAAAGTTACCAGCAATTAGCTGAGGCTCATTCCAGAGAACATTGATCTTTACCTCGTGGTACTGAAGAGCAATCAGAGGAAGAGCAGCACCCGGATTGCGAGTAAAGAAGAAGGGTAGAGGAATGTATAAGACATTCTGCTTACGCTGACGGCCATCTGTGGTGCTGCAGCCAATTGCATTAGGAAGAGTTGTTGCGCCGGATGTTTGATTCATACAAAGCATGTTCATGAGCTTACTGCGGCTATCAGTGGGAAGCGTGATCAGAGACCAAAGATGCATGAACTCAGAGTATAACCGATCAATCACCTGACCACCAACATCCAGCTCTACATACTTGATCAGGTTATAGCCAAGGGAGCCGGCGTCATTGTTCCAGTAGTAATCTACATTTGTAGTAGTCTGCTTGGGAAGAACAACCTCTACATATGTTGAGTAGAGGAGGTCGGCATGGCGGCCAATTAGGGCTGTCTGCTTGGTACCCCACTGAACCTGGCCGGAAAAGTTAACACGGAAGGGCTCCATGGCAAAATTGGTATGTCTCTTGAACAGACCCTTCCAAAAGGTGATCTGAGGGTTCCCGGAAATGTAAGCATCTTGAGCGCCATAAGCAACAAGTTGAAGTAGACCGCCACCCATTTCTCTTTATATGTTAGTTATACTCATTTTTTCTAACGGCGACGGTGGCGATGACGACGACGGGTTTTACGACGACCACCTTCAACAGCTGGCGGTGCTGACTCTACAAACCCATCACCAGTCTCAGGAACCTTAGGAACTGGGTCACCAGTACCACCACCCTTCACACTGTGCCAAGTCTTCTTAGCTGCCATGATCACCTGCTTCAGACCCATACCCTTCTTATAGGTGCCCTTAGACTTCATCTGCTTCATCGTCTTCTTCACATGCACGAGCCACTTATTTACCATTTTATATAGACGCGGAGATTTGTTCTCGACTGCGGAGATTAAATAGTAATCCCCTTTGCTCCCGTCTTTGGGTCAGTATCATAAATTGGTGAGGTATGCATCATAGGCTGGAAAGAATGTGTCAAAGGATCAGGCAACACAGGAGTTTTAGCCTCGACCGGTTTATATCTCAAATCTGCTGGTTTCAGAACACAACTTGCATCTTGAAATGTTCCCATATTAATAGCTTGCATTCCATCTAACGATCCATAATTCATCAAATTCCACTGGCATCCATATGAGAACAATATGGTTGGATTATTATTCTTCAAATCTGGTTCTGGATCAGGCACAACCATCGTAATATTTGTACGGTTCGTATTAATCAGCTCATCATGATCGTATGGCTGAGATGCTTGCATATACGTCAATCTGCGTAGATTGGAAGTCGACCAAGATAAATTTACCAACTCTTCAATATTAGTTCCCTTGATGTTTCCACCTGATACCACGATGAGCTTTCCTCCCAAGTTAATCATTGGTTCCTGTGCCAAATTCTTACGAGTATAGGCATATGAAGGTCCAAGCATAAATCTTTGACAAGTATCTTTCAGAATTTGTGCTGCTGCATCCATCACATTTCTCTTATCTGTATGAAACACCAAGCTCAGAATAAAGGGATCGCCAGATACAGGAACTTCTGGACTAAATGCAGTATTAGATACAGCAATACAACAAGATTCGAATGAAACTGAATTTAGTGCGTAATCGTAACCCATTGTTTCATTCTTGAGTCCAACTTCGGGTTTATCATCTTTTCCTGCATACACATCTAATTCGATAAGACGAGCGCCTGCTTTGATTACTTTTACTACGACATCATCTGAAATGAAATCTTGGGTGCTGGATCCAGGAAAAACAGAGTATGCTGATGATGCGACATAATAATCGCACAGACGAGTGTTGTCTTTGGAGGCACCAAGAGATGTTGGGCTAATAGCTTTGCTATAGGTATCAAAGGTTGTATTTGTTGTGATTGGGTTGAAAGATCCCCTGACGTAGGGATAGGCAAACATTAGAGTACCAACAATAATGATGAATGCTACAATTAACACAACGGTTATCTGCGGGTTTTGCTGTAAGCTTGCAAATACGCCTTCCATCTTATTATTTACCCTGTTTAAAAAGAAGTCTGCGAAATACGTTGATTACGTCATCTGGGATTTTTTCACCCATGGGGATTTCAAGCAGACAACAGTAATGAAAATATAAGGAATAAATACCACATTCTGAATCCTTGAACTGGTGACGAGTTGTGTTATAGGTGGTCAGCATTGGTTTGCTATGGACTCCTGTAGTTGCCCACTGATCTTTCCACCGCTTCATCAGAGTCCGAATTGATTTCTCTGGCTTATCGGAATAGGAATCAAAGTAAGTAACTCTTGGCTGCTCAAGCTCTGGTCGGATATCGCAAAATAAAGCAATCCAATGTTGACCAGGTCCTGTGTGTACATCCGTATTAAATACAATACCGATCTGCGTCTTACCCTTTTTGTACAAGTCTCGAATATCAATGGAACATAAGACATCTACCAAACACTTTCCTGTTGGAGATGTTAAATCAAAATCTATAGGAATGCAGCCGAGAAACTCATAATTTTTAAACAGCTTCTCATACTGCTTTTCGGCTTGTTCAATCTCTATTGAAGACAGCCATTCAGTTGGATTTGCTATCCATGCATCAGGAGCTTTGGGGCGGTTCAGCATATGAGAGATGATGCATTCAGTACGACCAGTAGTACATTTGGAATGAAAACGTTCTTTTAAAGATTTCCAGATTTGTTCAGGGGTCCCATCGGATACAGGAGGCTCTCTTGGATGTTCTGAGTTATATACTGATCTGAGGTTACGTATTTCTTTCTCGCCAAACATTTGTATTTAAAACAACAAAAACGGATTTTTTATGTTGTGCACGATATACTGTAAAAATGGCTGACGAGCATGTTCAACTTCTTCGTGAAGAGGTCATGCAGTACAAGGCTGCTGATGATGCAATCATTGCCCTAAACAGGCAGCTTGCTCCTCTGAGAGAGACAAGGAATCTGGTCAAGGACCGGATTGTTAACATCATACAAGCGCCTGCATTTGCGAATATTTCTGAACTGGCAATTGCCCAGGACGGATCAAAGATTCGTATTCGCAGGCCTGGATGGAACGCTCCCTGGTCTCTCCCCAAAATGAGGATGAATGACCTGATTCGTAATTACTTTGAAACAGCTGGCCCGCACAACGCGAACAGCTGCATTGCATTCATCAACCAGCACCAGAACGCCAGTCTACGCAAGGACACCTTTGATATTGAGAGGATTGTCCCACGCGAGTAAATAGCCGAAAGGCACACACTTTTTTCTCTGGTCGAGAACATCGTTCGAGAACAAAACGAATTTTTTTCTGGATGAATTTAGATGATCAACAATGCCTGGCCTTCGCAATGTCACGGCATGTCTTCCCGGACTTGACAAGCTCATTCCGGCAGACATATGTGCCCAACAAGAAACTGTTCAGGTCCTTATCGTATTTGGTCTGGCCTTGTCTGTGAGCGTGACTATATATGGACTTGTAAATTTGTACAAGTTCTTTCGAGGTGATCTTTTCGAGCAATAAGCAGGCACCATTTTTGTCCGAAAACGGACTTTCGCATTATCCTCATACCCTAAGCAAACCATGGACATCTATAATCCATACAATCCTCGAAATCGTATGTTTACCCAGAAGGATATACATGCGATTTTGCACAAGCATAATTGTTCCTATACTACCAAGAACACTGAACTCTTTCAGAATGCAATGGTTCATTCTTCTTATGTCAAACGCAATGACTATACAACCCCCCAAGGAGAATCAGCTCAGTTAGCCGATCGTCCTCCTGAGTGTCTCGAACTATTTCCAGAATCATACGAACGCTTAGAACATTTGGGAGATTCTATTCTTGGTGCTGCTGTAGCAACCTATTTATCCATCAGATTCCCAACCCAACAAGAAGGATTCTTGACCAACCTTCGTAAAGAAATTGTCTGCAACAACATGCTGGGTGAATTGACACGCAAAATTAAACTAAATGACTTCTATATTATCTCAAAGCATAATGAGGATGCCTGTAATGGCCGATACAATGTGAAAAAGTTGGGAGATATCTTGGAGGCATTTATTGGTGCATTATGGACAGATTCGGGATACAACTTTCAGGTTGTGTATTCCTTTGTTGTTTCCCTAATTGAGATCTATATTGATATTCCTGGAATCCTGAGGAATGATACAAATTACAAAGATCAGCTACAAAAGTTCTGTCAGACGAACTTTCACTATACGCCAACATATGTGATGCTATCATCGAGTACGGGATACACGATGGCAGCAGTGGATGCAAAGGGAAAACAGCTTGGGGTTGGTACAGGAACAACAAAGAAACAAGGTGAACAGCATGCTGCAAAGGAAGCCTTGGAAAGTTTTAAAAACGGAAAGTAGTGGAATTATGTTCTTTATAGTAACACCATGGACCATCTTAAGAAGGATTATCCAGGCGAGTCTCAGCAGTCAATCATCGTCAGGACAGAGCTCCTGAAGAAGTTGATGAATGAGAGTGTACAAGTCAAGGACGAGTACAGGAAATACGCCAGTTCTTATGCTGCAGGCCGTGATTGGCCTTGGCTGAAGTCATGGTACGAGTGGGCAGAGCAACAAGTGGAAGCTGAAACAAGCAGCGGCCAGTACATGTATACACAACTACTTAAGATGGCAGCTGACCCTGTCCTCGAGAGAAAGCTTGACCAAATCAGGGCTAAGAAGCGGGAGCTTAAAAGCTACCTGCAGAACCTGACATGGGGTGAGAGCGCCAGAACCAAGATTGCTGAGGAGAAGCGAACTGGAGTTTATCCTAAAGACCGTTACGGTCAGGATGCTCCTACAGTCGACTTCTTCGATTCATACAACCGTCCAACCTTTGAGAGGATGGAGCGAGAGTTTAATCAGGGAAGCTATCTCAACCCTTGCGTCTGCAAGACATGTCCCAGTTGCAGTCACTAATACGCCGAAAGGCATTTTTTAATTGAGATTTACAGTTCGAACTTTTGGAATACGACGAGATAGGAGTTCACGTTGAGTTCCTCCAACAGACATATCATCGCCCTCAATCCCTTCAATTGCTCTCAGTGCTTCGGCTACTCTCTGCGGTTGATCAGAAAACTGCAAGAGAAGCTGAGTCCTAATCTGGGCACGACGCAGAGGTGGTCGTGATGTCCGAACAGTTCTGGAAATAGTTCCAAGACCATTTCCTTCCAAAGCAAAGTTATCTACCTCGTTACTTTTCATAAAGGTCAAAATAGATTGAGATAGACGAGCCTTCTCATCTCTGATTTCTTTTTGTCTTGCTTGAATCTGACGCGATTCATCATCCAGAGATACCCATGTACGAATTACGTCCTTGATCTCGTCTGCCATTTATTATTATAATCTCCTCGCTTGAAAGTTGTTTACTTTATACAAATGGAAAAGGACAACAAAATCCATTGGAATCAACAATTAGAAGAAATCTTATCGAGAGAAGGAGAGCGAGCCCTGTGCTATTCATGGTTACATAACAAGTCTCAAGCCATGGTAGCAAAGTATGACACGAATATAGCTCTTCCCGTGATTGTTTTGTCAACTGTTGCTGGAACAGGTTCTATTGCGTCACAATCTCTATTTGGTCAATCACAAACTGCAAATCTGATCATTGGACTTATCAGTTTGAGTGTTGGTATCATGAACACAGTATCAAACTATTTTGGGTTTGCTAAGCGTTCAGAGGCTCATAAGATTTCTGCAATTACCTATGCAAAAATCCATAAGTTTATTGTGAT